AGTGTTTTTGGAGCATGATAATTACCGCAACCAGGACACATGAACATATATCCTAGTACCTCGCCCCGCTCATTCTTGTATTGACTAACCTTCAAGCTATTTTACAGGTAATGGCGCCTTACCCTGCTCGTCGTAAGTTTTATCAATATGTCGTATAACTCTATTCAAATCTTCTCTGATAGTTTCTTGTTTACTGTGTAACGAAGAAACAAACCATACAGCACCACCGAACTGGACAACCACAGCCACAGCAGAAGTGACAAAAAGGCGCATCAACAGGTCTTTGGTTTCAGTGTAGTTGTTTGCAGTTTGACGTAAAAAGTTAAAATCTTGTGTCATACTATTAACATCTCTAGTTAAATTTGCTATAGATCCTCGTAAACCGTTTTGTCCGTCTACTCCAACACTGATATGTTTGGCATCTCTAGCCATGTCTCTGATGTCTTGTACAGCCCGCTCTAAGCCTCTTAGCTGCTCTTGCACTGTTAAAGCATTAGACTCTAATCTTATCTTTATACTATCCAATTCAGCTTCCCTAACCCTACAGTCGCTCTCTAAACTATTTACTGTTTCAAGCAGTTCTTGCAGATTAACAACTGTATCAGATGCGTGTAAGTGATGGTCGGAGTCGTGCATAGTATAAAGATAAATAATATTATTTATTCGGGCTGAGGTTTAACCACAGTATTAACCTTAGGTGACTTAAATATCGTTTTAGTTGAAGATGAATTACGTCTAAGTGTGTTAGGTGTCGGAAGACTAGCGTCAGCTGTATCGCGCATAGGTTTTGGTGGTTGTGGTGGTGCTTCACTACGTGGTCCCGTATACGTAAATTCTTCTTGCTGTGAAATTTCTCTTTCACGGATCATATATTTCAGCGTAGGGCCAGGTAAAACACTAGACATGTCTAACTCAACGAGCTCTTGCGGTTCAAGTAGATTCAGCGGCAAACTAGCATGAAACATATCTGTGGGCTCAACGTCCTGTAATTCGTGAAGATCATCAAACAAAAAAACCTGGTTTTGCATTTCCACTGGAGGCAATACCTCAGGATCTATACCGGCCGCAGGTACTTTTGTATTTTCTACTGTATTAACATTATTTGAGGATAGTTCTTCCATAGTATCTAGCAGATGTTAGAAGTTTATTATATCGGATAATATGCTGCCTGTCGCGCAGCTAGTTTAGATTTTTTCTTCGGGTTCTGAAGGTTCGTCATTAGATATGTAATAGTTCAACTCCTTTTCATTGTAGGCAGGAGATTCTAATTCCTCGTCTTCTTTATTTTCAGAAGTTTCTTTTCTTGCTCCACGGAACACTGAACGCACAGAGTCATCGTAAACTTTATCCACAATGAGTAACTGACTTGTACCTGCTTCACCTAAGTATATTCCTTTCTTAGGTGTTTGTACCGCATGCTCCACGCAAGTCCATCTATCTTCCGGTATACCTAACATCTTCAAAGCCTTGACCCTTTCTTCAGGTATAGGCTTGTCACTTACCATGCATCTATAAATTTTTGCCATAATAATATTACTGTTGAGGGGCTTGTGCTGCTTGTTGTTTAGCTCCCTGTAAGCCTTGAGACTTAGCTTGAGAACCTAATTGATCTAGTTGCGCTTTTACTTGAGCGTACAGATCTTGATCCTGTGCTTTAATCTGCTGTAATTGTGATCTTCTCTGAGCGCCATCCATAGGGAACAGTTGCTGAGCTAGCTGTTGTGCTTGCGCTAGTGCATCTTGAGGCGTCATATTTCCGCCTCCGCCTGCAGGTGCCCCTCCAGGTTGCTGCTGTTGCTGACCTTGCAGCATCTGCATCAGATTGGCTTGAGTAGCTTGAGCTAGTTGCTGCTTTTCTTGTTCTTCGGTTTGCACATCCTGAGCAATGCGATCTTCCTCAAGTTTCTTACGAACCTGATCTTCATAGTCAAAGTTGTAAAGCTTAAGCAATTCAGATCTTGCAATCGCATTTGCAGATACAAGCTGACCAATAACAGACTTTCTTTCCATATCGTCTGAGAAGGTAATCGGAATGAGAGATATTTTAGCTTTGGGCAGACCCATGATGTTGCCCAATACTTCACCCATATGGTTCAATAGCATGTTGTAGTTGCTAGGAATAACGCTCCAAGCATTCTCAAACATACGTAGCATAGGACCTGCAGCAGTTTGCTGAAAAGTCATTTGAAACATTTCTACAGGAACATCCAAAGCATTCAAAATACCGTTCTTGGCATACTCCATCATTTCCGTTGGAGCTAGTTTTGTGCCTTCTCCTCCTAGTTGCTGGTAGTTGATAGAAAACGGGAACTTATGGTACGATCCTGGATCTCTCCTGTGCTCCTCGATCATAGTGTCTACAGCATGCGACCATAAAGCACCATTTTGGTTTAAGAAAGGATTTGCTGCTGGATTGGTTCCGTCACCCATACTAATAACTCTGAAAGGGGCGATATCTTCAAAGCAAATAACTTCATTATATCTTTTCAAAGTCTGCAACATGAACAGATCTTCAAAGATGAACATACTTGGAGGAATAGCTTTTCCATCTGTTCTGATAGTGCTTGGTGTATCGAGCTTGAGATGCACAAAGTTCTTTGAATTGAACGCAAGCATGGTTTTATTAAACACACACTCGAAAACAATCTGAGGAGTCTTTTTGCTATAAAACTTGTTGTTTTTAGTAGTTACTTTTTTAGCGTACTGCTGAGGGATGTCCCAGAAATATTCTGCCTCTCCTGTAGTTTCCTCGTAGCGGATCTTGATTTCTTTAGCAGGCCAATGAACTACATGAATTTTATCTACACTATTAGCAGGCTTATCTACAACCTTATGCTCACCCTTGTAAGAGCATTTCAAACAAACCATACTAAATTTATTTTTATTAAACTCGTAGTTCTGTAGCTTGTCGATGTTTGTAGACTTACCACAAGAAGGACAGTTCAGATATCTATAGAACCCCTGGTTAACTGTAATAAACTCGTTACCGTAAGCTAGTAGATTGAGCCCTGCTTTAGAACAAATTTGTTTCCATTTAAGTTTATCTAATAGCTCATGATATTCTTTTTTTGCCTCTTCATCATCACACTCAATCGATAGCGATGTAATAAAGTAGTTTGCAATACGGTTTAACGCCTGTTTGTAGAATCCGTTTCTATACAAGAAATGTTCTGCCCAAAGCAACATACCCTCGATATTCATCGGAAGATATTGCAATGGGATGTTATAGAAAGGATTAGAGTAGCGATCTCTGCCGTTGTCGCCTATCTTAAAATAATTCTGCGGATCGTCTGGAGACATCATAGTTATTCTTTATTGTCCTGCGTTTTGTTTAATCGTTCAGGTTTGCTGAGCTTGTGTTTGTTTTTTTCATCAGCAACCTCGAAACCTTCAGCATCATAGTACTCAGCTTTCTTTGTGTTGTCATAGTCGCTTATGGACTTTTCCGTCAACATTCCATTTTTTTCCATAAAATTATTCTTGATTTTCCGCAGGTACTTTAAACAGAATCATAAACTTTTTAGTGTTATCTGGCGAGTCAAAAGTAACTCCTGGATAGTATACTTCGATACGCTGTTTGTCTGGTGTATGAATAGCCAGCAATTCACCTACCTTAGGTTCGAATACCATAGCGTCCTCATCCGAGTATACAAGCATAAATGCCAACTCATGCTCTACAATATTTTCTACCTTTGACTTTATCTTACCAAAATCGTTTTCAAACTGTACCACTGAATATGTGCGCTCAGGCTCTGGAGTGTATGGTGCGCTGTAAGGAGGAGTATAATTAACATAATTACCTATCTCATGCTCATGCGATACGTTTGAAACATAGCTCTCGATAGAGAATGGAGCGGTTTTGTTGGTTTTAGTAAGCTTCTTCTTTGCTTTTTTAGTTTGATTGTTCTTGCTGTCACCTTGATTGACAGGAAGCGGTATACCTCCAGCCATTACAGCAGACCTTGCCAAATCTTTAGCTCTGGCTGTCAGAGCTTCATCGCTACCAAATAAAGAAACACCCTCTGGGTTTACTTTTGTTCCAGTGATTGAATACACCGACTTACTAGGGTCAGAGCTACCTATTACGATATCTCCGACTCGATACATGCTATTGTCTGTTTTGTTTTCCATAATTTTATTGATTTTAACTAGCGGGGAGTTTAAGCTACAGGGAATAGATAGCAACCTTTTTTTACCTGATGTCAAAGAATATTCAAATATTAAAGCGGAGCACTGTCGCTGTGCCGCACATCTCTTCATACAAACTGGTATTGGAAGCTGTCAATGCGGAGAATATGCCGAACAAGA